GGGCGGAAAAGGGTGGGACGGGACCGGGACCGTCGCGCGGGCGGACCCGAAGGGTGGGGGTGGGGCCGGGGAGTGCATCAGGACGAGGTTCATCGACACCTGCGGGTTCCGCACCGACGCCTGGGGGCGCCCGGTATGACGATCGGCGGCACCGACAACGCATGGGCGTACAACGCGCGCCCGGTCGGCCGCGACGAGCGCGGCTGGCCGACGATCGACCGGCTGACCGAGGCGCTCGCGCGCACCACCGGGATGCCGATCGATCGCGCCAGGGTGATGGTGCTCGCGGTGTTCGACGCGATCCGCGCCGACCTGGTGGACGCGCAGCGGTTCGTCATCCCCGGCGTGCTCGTTGTCGACCGCCGGCCCGAGGGATCGAAGAAGGGTCACCGGGTGCAGTTCGTCTACCTGCGCCGCATCCGCCAGGCGGAGAAGCGAGCGGCCCAGCGTGCCAAGCGACGCGCCGGCTTGTAACCTCGCGCTCCACCCGCGCCAGGCCGCGGCGTACGCGAGCAAGGCGACCGAGATTCTCTACGGTGGCGCCGCGGGCGGAGGAAAGTCTCACCTGCTGCGCGCGCTCGCGATCGCCTGCTGCGCGGCCATCGCCGGCCTGCAGGTCTACATCTTCCGGCGCATCAGCGAAGACCTCGTCAAGAACCACATCGAGGGGCCGCAAGGCTTCCGCGCGATGCTCGCGGCGTGGGTCACCGCCAAGTACGTCGAGATCGTGGAGGACGAGATACGCTTCTGGAACGGGGCGAAGATTTACCTGTGCCACTGCAAGGATGAGAAGGACCGCTTCAAGTACCAGGGTGCCGAAATTCACCTGCTGCTGATCGATGAGTTGACGACGTTCACCGAGGTGATCTACCGGTTCCTGCGCTCGCGGGTGCGGATGGTCGGCATGAAGGTGCCGGCGCCGTGGACCGAGGTGTTCCCGCGCATCGTGTCGGGCAGCAACCCCGGCAACCTCGGGCATCACTGGGTCAAGGCGACCTTCATCGACGGGTGCGAGCCGATGCAGGTGCGCGACATGTCGACGGTGCCCGGCGAGGGCGGGATGCGGCGCCAGTACATCCCCGCCAAGCTGCAGGACAACCCGTCGATGGCGAGCAACGACCCGACCTACTCGGAGCGCCTGGAGGGGCTCGGCAACCCCGAGCTTGTCCGCGCGATGCGCGACGGGGACTGGGAGGTCGTGATCGGCGCGTTCTTCAGCGAGTGGAGGCGCGATCGCCACGTCATCGCGCCGTTCTACCCGCCCAAGGACTGGACGGTGTTCGGGGCGCTCGACTGGGGCTCGTCGCGGCCGTTCTCGATGGGCTGGTACACGGTGGCGAATGGCGAAGCCCTGCCCGACGGGCGCCTGTATCCGCGCGGGGCGCTGATCAAGTGGCGCGAGTGGTACGGGATGCGCGAGGGGTCGCCCAACGTCGGCATCCAGTTGACCGCGGAGGCGCTCGGCGACGGCGTGCGGGCGCGCATGGCGGACTTCGCGGAGCGCGGCATCCGTTGCAGCTACATCGTCGGCGACCCGAGCATGTGGAAGGAGGACGGCGGGCCTTCGATCGCGGAGCGGGCGCGCCTGCACATGATGCCGGCCGACAACACGCGTATCGCCGGCTGGGACCAGGTGCGCTCGCGCCTGGTGGGGCTCGACCAGACCCCGATGCTGTTCGTGACCAGCAACTGCGTCCACACCATCCGCACGTTGCCGGCGGTGCAGATGGATAGCATCCGGTTTGACGACGTGGACACCGATGGCGAGGATCACGCCCCGGATGAGGTCCGCTATGCCTGCGCCTCGCGGCCATGGGCGCGTCCGCTGGTTGTCGTCCCGAAACCGAGGACGCTCGCCACCGTGACGTTCGACCAGTTCGTTGAATCGCACGCGCTCGACAAGGGACGGAGGAAGCGGATATGAGCGACTGCACGGTCGGCACGCCCATCAGGGTGTCGTCAACAACGACCCTCGCGACCGGCCCGTGCAAGCTACTCGGCTGGCTCGTCAACTCCACCACCTCCGGTACGATCACCCTGCACGACGGCATCAACACCAACCCCACGGCGTTCGTCGCGGCGATCCCGACGGTGGCCGGCGCGTACACGCAATGCCCAGCGGCGCTCGCCAACGGCCTGCACTTCGTCCTGGGGAACACCCTCAACGTCACGTTCTTCGTCGGCTACTGACGATGGCGACGCACGGCACCCCGGTCCGCATCTCGTCGTCGCAGACGCTGTCGCTGATCCCCTGCCAACTGGTCGGGATGATCACCAACTCGACGTCGGGCGGCACGGTGACCCTGTACGACGCGACCAGCGCGACCGGCACGCCATTCCAGAACACGCTCTCCACGACCGCGGGCGCGTACCGGGCGATCCCGGCCGCCACCGCGATCGGATTGCACTGCGTGATCGCCGGGACGTGCGACGTCACTTTCTTCGTCGCCGGCTGTGGCTGAATCCGCCGCGCTTCCCGATTCAGTCGAGGCGCCCGAGGACTTCGGCGCATCGCCAGAGGGCCAGCAATCGCGCTGGGATGCGGAGCTTCGTCTCGCGATCAAGGAGATGAAGGACTTCCGCGAGCGTTGCCGCAAGATCAAGAAGCGTTACCGCGGCGACAATGCGATCAAGGACGAGGAGGGCCAGGGCAGCACCAGCGCGCCGCCCGGCCTGCAGATTCTCTGGAGCACGATCCAGACGCAAATCCCCGCGGTGTACCAGTTCGCGCCCGACGTCGAGGTGTCGCGCCGGTTCCGCACCAAAGACCCGACCGCGCGCGTCGCCGCACTGATCCTGGAGCGGTATCTCGACGTCGAGAAGGATCGCGACGACTTCGCGGCCGAGACGCTCTCCGCGCTGCAGGACCGATTGCTGTGCTCGCTGGGTCAGATGTGGGTCGAGTACGAGCCGATCACCGCGATGATGGACGTGCAGGGCGTGCAGACCGAGCAGATTGTCGACTGCCGGGCGCCCGCGATCCACATCGACATCGAAGACTTCCTGCACTCGCCCGCGCGCAAGTGGCGCGAGGTGCGATGGGTCGCCAGACGCCAGTTCTTCACGCGCGACGAGATCGCGAAGAACTTCGAACGCGGGCAGAAGCAGTTCAAGTGGGACGTCAACACGGTCCCGCTCGACAGCAAGGCGCGCCAGGACGCCGACGACGAGGAGAAGAGCGGCAACCTCTTCAAGCGCGCCGAGGTGTGGCAAATATGGGACGAGGCGAAGGTCTACTACATCTGCAAGCGCATGTCGGTGCCGCTGCAGATCGATGAGCGCCCGCTGATCCTCAAGTCTTCGCGCTGGCCCTGCCCGCGGCCCTACTACGGGACGATGACGCCCGAGACGCTGGTGCCGGTGCCGGACTTCACGCAGTGGCAGGAACTCGCCGACGAGATCGATGACCTGACCGTTCGCATCGAGCACCTCACGCAGTGCGTGAAGATGGTCGGCGCGCGGCCCAAGGACATCGAGGAACTCGACAAGGTGCTCAAGGCCGAGGACAACTCGCTGGTGCCGATCGAGAACTGGGCGCTGTTCAAGGGCGAGAAGGGCGGACTGGAGAACATGATCTCCTGGCTGCCGATGGAACGGGTCATGGAGGTGCTGGTGCAACTGCAGCAGCAGCGGCGCGAGCGCATCGACTACTGCTACCAGATCAACGGCATCGGCGACATCCTGCGCGGCCAGGGCGACCCGCGCTCGACCGCGACCGCCGAGGAGATCAAGGAAGACTACGGCAGCCTGCGCCTGCGCCAGTTGCAGCAAGACCTCGCGTCGTTCCTGGAGCGCATCCTGCAGATCAAGGCCGAGATCATCTGCGAGAAGGCGCCTCCGCAGGTGCTGATCGACGTGTCCGGCATCGGCGAGATGCAGCAGGAGCAGCAGTACATCCAGGCCGCGGTCGCGATGCTGAAGGATCAGCGCGTGCGCGACCTTCGCATCGACGTGGACGAGCGGTCCATGGTCGCGATGCAGGACCAGAAGGAGAAGCAGTCGCGCATGGAGTATGTGCAGGCGATGACGCCGATGATCCAGCAGGTGGTGCAGGCGCAGCAGGCGGCGCCGCAGGTGCTCGACGTGGCGGGCGAGGTGATGCTGTTCGCGTCGCGCGGGTTCCGCGTCGGGCGCGATTTTGAGGGCACGATGGAGCAGTTCGTTGACGCCTCGCGGCAGATCGCGTCGAAGGCGCGGGAAGAGGCGAAGACGAAGCCTCCGCAGCCGCCCGAGGCGGTGCAGGTCGAGGCCGCCAGGTTCCAGAACGAGACGGCGCTCAACAACCAGAAGCACGCGCAGAAGATGGCGCAGATCACGTCGGAGGAGAACGCCACCCGCGATCGCGAGCAGATGCAGGCGCACAGCGAGGCCGCGATCGACGCCGCGAAGGCCGAGAACGACCGGATCACCGCCGAGCGCGAGGGCGCGATGGAAGAGCGCCTGCTGCGGATCGAGCACTCGCTGGAGATGGCGAAGACGGCGTACGAGGCGAAGCTCGACCGCGAGGCGCGGCGCGAGGAGCAGCACAACGAACTCGTCAAGCTGATGAAGAGCAAGCGCGTGATGCGCGAGACGTCGGACGGCGGGTTCTACTCGGAGATCGAGGACGACGCGCCGAGCATCCAATGAACCGGGGATGGTTGCGAGAGGTGCTGATCCTCGTCCCCATGCTCGCGTACTGGGAACTCCGCGCTCGCTGGAGAAGGTGGCGCCGTGGCTGATCGCCTGCCCGACCACATAGCGCAGGCGGCCGGCGCGCTGCGTGACCTGATCGCTGCCGTGCCCGCGGCGCAGCGCGATCAAGCGGTCACGATCGCCCGTGCCGGCATCCGTCTCGGGGCCGAACTCGCGCGTGGCGAATTGCTGTTCGGCGACGATTTCGAGAGCCTCCGCAGCAAGCTGGAAAACACCGTGACCGGCGACCGGACGCAATGGCAAGCGTAGACATCCTCGGCCCCGGCATCCCGTGGCCGCCGAATCGATGGGGCGTGGGCAGCAACCCTGCTGCCGGCTTCGTCACGACCAACTCGACCGCGATCAACGCCGCGACGGACAAGACGGCGATGATCGGATACCTGTACATCGTCGGGCGCCCG